TCCAAATTATTCTCGTGATTATGTGGTGGTTGCTGATGTGGCTCGTGGTGACTCATCGGATTATTCAGCATTCCATGTATTTGATGTAGAGACTGTTGAACAAGTAGCAGAATACAAAGGTAAGATTGATACTAAACAGTATGGGGCAATGTTAACCTCAGTAGCGGCCGAATGGAACAACGCTATGTTGGTGATTGAAAATGCAAATATTGGTTGGGCAGTGATACAAGAAGTAATCGATAGAAACTATGATAATCTATATTATTCATATAGAGATGTGGGTTACATAGATGATGATATACATCTAAGAAAAGGATTTGACTTAAAACGTAAAGAGGATATGGTTCCTGGATTTTCTATGACAAGTAGAACTCGTCCATTAGTAATATCTAAGTTAGATATGTATATGAGAGAAAGAACCCCTATAATCCATTCTAAGAGACTTATAGACGAATTGTTTGTATTCATATGGAATGGTAGTAGAGCTGAAGCACAGCGTGGTTATAATGATGATTTGGTGATATCATTCTCCACTGGTCTTTGGGTACGTGATACGGCATTAAAATTAAGACAACAAGGTATGGATTTGACGAGAACGACATTAGGTCATATTGGTAAATCGAGTACTGGTGTTTATTCTAATAGAAGCACCGGACAAGACCCTTGGAAACAAAAAGACCAACATGGGAAAGACCATGATTTAACTTGGTTATTATAAATTTGGTAGTTAAGTTTATTTTTTGTATATTTATAACTTGTAGAAGTATATACTTTTAGTTAGAGACACAATTATGGCAGATAAATCACTTTTTGGCAGGTTAGGCAAATTATTCAACACTCAAGTTGTTGTCCGTAGGATTGGTAAAGGTAAGACCCAAACCATAGATACTCAGAGACTACAATCTCAAGGTAACTTACGTAGTTCATCTTACTATGATAGATTTGGTAGAATGCATACGTCTCGTAGAAACTGGGAGACCTATAATAATCAATTCAACTATCATTCAAACAAATTAGAATTGTATACTGATTACGAAGCAATGGATAAAGACTCCATTCTAAATTCAGTATTAGATATTTACGCAGATGAATGTACACTTAAAAACGATATGGGTGACGTTCTACGTATTAAGACACAAGATGAAAACATAAAGAATATTCTACATAACTTATTCTATGACGTTATGAATATCGAGTTCAACCTTTGGGCATGGATTCGTGGTATGAGTAAATATGGTGATTACTTCCTACACCTTGACATTGAAGAGGGTATTGGTATCGTAAACGTATCACCAATGTCGGCATATGAAGTAGAACGTGAAGAAGGATTTAATCCCGACAACCCATATGAAGTAAGATTTAAGTTAGGTTCTATGGGTGCTGCTCATGGAGCAAGTGTAAACAAGAATGCTGACATATTTGAGTTCTATCAGATTGCACATTTCCGTTTGATGGCAGATACAAACTTCCTTCCTTATGGCCGTTCATTATTAGAAGGTGCAAGAAAGACTTGGAAGCAGTTGACTCTTATGGAAGACGCTATGATGATTCATAGAATTATGAGAGCACCTGAAAGACGTACATTTAAAATTGATGTAGGTAACATTCCACCTGGTGAAGTTGATAACCACATGAGAGGTATCATTGACCAAATGAAGAAAGTACCATATCTTGACCAAAATACTGGTGATTACAATCTCAAGTTTAATCTAATGAATATGTTAGATGATTACTACCTGCCAGTTCGTGGTGGTCAAAGTGGTACTGAGATAGATACATTAAGTGGTATGGAATTCGGTGGTATTGATGACATCGAATACCTAAGAAATAGAATGATGGCTGCACTAAAAGTACCAAAAGCATTTATTGGGTACGATGAGTCAGTTGAGGGTAAAGCAACATTAGCACAAGAAGATATCAGATTCGCACGTTCAGTTGAGAGAATCCAAAAGATTGTTCTTTCTGAATTAACTAAGATTGCAATTGTTCACTTATACTCACAAGGTTACGAAAACGAAGACCTCGTTAACTTTGAGTTGGAACTTACAAATCCATCTATCATATACGAACAAGAGAAAGCTGCATTGTGGTCTGAGAAGGTATCATTGGTATCTGATATGAAAGACCTAAAAATGGTTTCTCAAGAGTGGATGTATAAGAACATATTCAATATGTCAGAAGAAGAGTACGCAAAAGAACAACTAAAAGTAATTAGCGACCTTAAACTTGGATTTAGACAAACTCAAATTGAAGACGAAGGTAATGACCCAGTTAAAACTGGTGAGTCATTTGGTACACCACACGATTTGGCACAAATGCATCAAACACCTAACGATGATGGTGGTTCTCCTGAAGGGGGATTCGATGGTGCTGGTAGACCATCAACCTCAGGTAACTATAAAACGGATGATAGTGCATTTGGTAGAGACCCACTTGGTCAAAAGACCGATATTAAACCAGCCGCAACATATCATAAATATAAAAATTCACCACTTGCTTACGAGCAAACGCAGGCTTTGAAATCATCTTTAAAAAATGTTAAACGTAAAACAACTAAGATTTTAAACGAGTCTTTATTAGAAGATGAAAAGGTCGAATCTGGACTATTAGATGAGAGAAACCTCATCGATGACACGATTTGATGAGTTTTTACATATTTATAAATTGGAATAGTAATAGATAAGGTTTACAATGGCCAAATTAAAACACAGCAAGTTTAAGAATACGGGTATTCTATTTGAATTACTCGTAAGACAAATCGCATCCGATACACTTGCGAACAAAGATTCGCTTGCCCTCGAAATAATCAAGAAGCATTTCAAAAAGGGAACTGAATTAAACAAAGAGCTAAAGTTGTATCAATCTCTAACCAAAGAGAACTTTGATAATCAATATCAAGCTCAAGAGTTTATAGATATCGTATTAAGCGAACGTGTTAAACTTAACGAGGGGATTCTTCGTAGACAAAAGTATAATTTAATTAAATCAGTTAAAGAAGCTTTTGTTATGGATGACTTTTTTAAGTATCGTGTAACAAACTATCGTGAGATGGCATCGGTTTATAAATTGTTTGAAAACACATCAAACCAATCTCCTAAAGAGTATGTTACTTGTAAGACTACGATTCTCGAAACCATTACACGTAATAATGTTGAAATAGTAACTGAATCTACAAACAAAGAATACAATGAACAATCTAAGGAAGTTCGTTTATTGGCATATAAATTTTTAGTAGATTCTTTCAACTCAAAATATACAAATCTTTCTGAGTCACAAAAGAAAGTATTAAGGTCTTACATTAACAACATTGATAATTCAGCTAAACTAAGGTCAGTTGTAATTACTGAAACTAAGAGACTTAAAAAGGAATTCTCTAAAGTAGAGGTATCCGACATGGTAGCTAAAATAAAATTAAATGAAACTGTAAATCTTATTGATAATATTGCTAATTCCAAAGTAATCAACGAAAATCAGATTCTTTCAATTTTAAGATACCATGAGTTATTGGATGAATTACGGAGATTGTCTAATGTCTAAATTCTTATTAGAACAATTGGATAAGAAGTTTGAAGAGATGGAATTAATAGAAACTCTTCAAGACGATGAACTTGATGAGGCTAATGTAACATCTAATATGGATGGTGGTGCTGGCCCGGTCAAAACTCCAAACGCTTTTTCTAAAAGTGAAGATGAAGATGATTTAGATACTGACCACATAGAAGTACTTGGTTACAAGAAGCCAAAGAAAACTAAAAAGATAAATACGGAGTCTAAAACTATGAAGAAATTAGAAGATAAGCTAGAACGTATAATCGAAGCTACTTATAGAGATTACAAAAAAGATGACTCTATGAAAGCACATCAAAAAGTAAATAAATCTATTAAAGAGATTAATCGAATGATGTACGAAGTTGAAAAGATTGTAAATCAGAACACTAAGTTGAAAAGTGAAATGGGTGTATCTAATGAACAATATTGGAAGTCTACACAAAAGAGATTCAGCAAGATTTCAGAAAGAATGTTGAAAGTTGCTCGTAATCTAAAAGAATTGAGTGCATAGTATGTCGTGTGGGTGTAACAAAAATAAATTAAACGAAGACCTCGAAGTACAAGACCTCGAAGATATCAGACTATTGATACGTAGAGAACTTGCAAGAGTGTTCTTTGATTTATATCGTAAGAAAAAGGTGTGGGAAAACTAAGATGAAGCAACTACTTGTAGATACAATGATATTTGAAGTAACACCTACTATGTTACAAGAGGCGAAAGACCAAACTGGCCGTTTCTTAGTAAATGGTGTGTTACAACGTGCTGATGCTAAAAACCAAAATGGTAGAGTGTATCCACGTAACATCTTAGAACGTGAAGTAAAGAAATACCAAGGACGTGAAATCAAAGAGAATCGTGCTTATGGTGAATTAGACCATCCTGAAAGTGGTGTAGTCGAACTAAAGAACACATCCCACATTATCCGTGATATTTCATGGAAGGGTGATGATGTCGTAGGTACAGTTGAGATACTCAATACTCCAGCTGGTAAGATTTTACAAGAATTAGTAAAAGCTGGATGTACTGTTGGTATCTCGTCAAGAGGTATGGGTTCAGTAAAACAAATTGGCGAAGATACAGTAGCTGTAGAACAAGACTTTGATTTGATATGTTGGGACTTTGTTTCTAACCCATCAACTCATGGGGCATTTTTGTCACCAACAAATGAGGGTGTAATCAACGAATCGATTACCACAAAAAATAATACTTATAAATACGATAAAGCTAACAATATGATGAGAGACATCATGTGTGAAGTTGGTGGATATTGTGAATGTGATTTTGGAGTATAATGAAAAAATTAAAAGACATCTTAAATGAATCACAACATCTTTCTTACAAAAGAATGAATGTTGGTGAGAAGACTGAAGAAAAAGGAATGACTAACGAAGAAAAACGTGCATTCTTAGAAGCTGTTTCTGAATACAAGAAATTCGGTGAGTCTATATATCGTTCAGGTAACTTAGCAGAAGTATACGAATCTATTAAAGGTATCGTAGAGACTGCACACACTGTAACTCTTGAGGAAACTGGTGATTGGTTTGACAAAGTAACTGTTGGTAGACACATGAAGTCTATGAACGAGTCATTCAAAGTATTCACCAATACCATCAAGGAAGTAAACACTCTACAACAACGACTTGAGTCTTGTTACGATGAGATGGGTGAAGTTCTTGGTAAGTACTACGAAATCAAAGAAGGTAATGAGTTTGGGGCTGAGAGAGCTAAAGCAATTGCTAAAGGTGATGATGAGTTCGAAGTAGATGGTAAGAAATTTCCAGTAAAAGACGTTGATAAGGACGACAAGGAAAACGCTAAAGAATTCGCTAAAGAAACAATCGAAGAGGATACTTCAATGAAACTAACTGATATATTAAGTGAAAACAAATATTCAATCATCGACCCAAAGGGAAACCAAAAGGGTATTGGTACTAAAGACCAAGCAAATAAACTACAAAAGAAATTAGGTGGTTCTAAAAAAGGATACTTTGTAGTTGCTGCTAAATCGGCATTGAAAGCCAGAAGAGCAATGGAAAAGTATCAGTTTGATTTTAAAAACCCTAAACTTCAAGATAAGATGTCTGACCTTTACTTTGAATCAGTAACCGAAGACATTATTGGAGAAGGCGCTTCTAGCGAAGAAAAAAGAATCGTAATGTTGGCGGTTCGTAAAATATCAAAATACCGTAATGTTCCAATCGACCAATCAGTAGTAGATGTAATCCGTGCTGCAGAAGAGTTGGTTAGAGACATCAAAAAAGGTAAGGTTAAAAAGTAATGAATAATTTAGAAATCTTACAAAACTTTTCAGTTGATGTTTCTAAGGTAATCAAAAACCACATCAAAGACATCAAGAAACTCGACCCTAAGACTCAGAGAGCATTGGGAAATTTAATTGGTGATTTCAAAGAAGGTTTAGATAAACTATCTTAATTAAATTTATAAACACTATTTATAGACACCTATCGTTAGTTCGGTAGGTGTTTTGTTTTATAAAAAAATACACATGGCAGAAAAGAAGTTTAAGAAACCAAGGGAAGAGCAATTCCTATACGGACACGCTAATGGTGTTCGGGTTATCAATGGTAATGTTGAAGCGGCACTTAGAAAGTGGAAACGTACTATGAAAGATAATGGTGTTATTGATTGGGTTAAGCAAAACCGTCAACATACCAAGCCTACCACGGCGAAGAGAAAGAAAATGAATGATGCTCGTAGAGCTGATTGGGTTAGAAGAAGGAGGGAAGAGAATTATTAGTAAACACTCTATCGTTTTTACCAACTAACCCATATTTATTGTAAATCAATACCACTCCTATCTAATGAGTGGTTAATTATTATTTTATATTCTATTAAGATTACTAATAATCTTATTATCCAAAAGTTTAATTTAGGAGATAACAAATGAAATCAGATTTGTTAAAAGAAGCAATTGCTGACGCTAAAGCCGTAAAAGAAACTGCATTAGCAAACGCAAAAATGGCTCTCGAAGAGGCATTTACTCCAAAACTCCAATCTATGCTTTCTCATAAACTAGCTGAAGAGTTAGATGAAGAAGAAGAAGTTGAAGACGAAATGGAAGAAATGATGCATAATGAAGAAGATGCAGAAGTTTCTGAAATGGAAGATGAGATGTCTGAAGAGGAAGATATGGACGAAGAGTTAGAATCAGATGAAGAAGAAGAGGTAGCTGATATCGCTTCTGATGAAATCGATTCTCACGAAGAGGAAATGCATTCTGAAGAAGAAGCTGAAGAAGAAGCTGAAGAAGCTGAAGAAGAAGCTGAAGAAGAAGAAGCTGAAGAAGAAGTTGAAGAGATGATGGACGAAGAGGAAGAAGATGAACTTGACCTTGAGTCAGTAATCGCTGAACTCGAAGCATCAATGTCTGAAGAAGCTGAAGAAGAAGCTGAAGAAGAAGCTGAAGAAGTTGAAGAAGTAATGGAATCAGAAGAAGAAGTTGAAGAGTCAGAAGAACTTGACGAAGAACTTTCTTTGGAAGAAATCATTTCTACTTTGAAAGAAATGTCTGAAGAAGAAGAAGTTGAAGAAACTTACGAATCGGAAGAAGTTGAAGAAGAAGCAGTAGAAGAATCAAACGAATTGGCAGAAGCATACGCTACTATCGAGTCTTTGAGAGGTACTATCAATGAGGTAAACTTGTTGAATGCTAAACTTCTTTACACTAACAAGTTGTTCAGAACATTCGACTTGAACGAAGGTCAGAAGATGAAAGTCATCGAAAACTTCGATAGAGCTGAATCTTTGAGAGAAGTAAAATTGGTATTCGCTACATTGGGTGAGAACTTGAATGTTGCTAAAAAACCAAAAACAGTTGTTAAAGAATCGCTAGCGTCTAAACCTACTGCATCAACAGCACCTAAGAAAGAAATCATTTCTGAAGGAACTGTAGTTGCTGATAGATTCAAGAAGCTCGCTGGATTAATTAAATAATTAAAAAACTAAAAGAAAAGGATTAATAAGATGAACACAAATTCTCTATTAAACGAATCTGCTGGTTTCAACAAAAAAATGAGCGAAGAGGCTAAAGGCCTTGTAGCTAAGTGGGAAAAAACTGGACTACTTGAAGGAATCGATGCTGATTTCGAAAGAAGTTCAATTGCTACTTTGTTGGAAAACCAAGCAAAACAATTAGTATCTGAAGCATCAAGCACAGGTACTGCTGCAAACTCTGAAGAGTGGGCCGGTGTCGCTCTTCCATTAGTAAGACGTATCTTCAGCGAAATCGCTGCAAAAGAATTCGTCTCAGTACAACCAATGAACCTACCTTCTGGTCTTGTATTCTATCTTGACTTCAAGTATGGTACTGCTCAGCCAGGTTTCGAAACTGGTGCAGGTAAAGATTCACAAACTGATTCAGTATTCGGTGTTACCGAAGTTGCTGGTGACGTTTCTGAAGGTCTTTATGGTGCAGGTCGCTTCGGATACTCTATCAATGAAGTGGAAACTGAAGCTCAGTCATTAGCTGGCGCTGTAGCTCAAGATGCTTACGCTACTGCATCTTTGGCTATGTCTGATATCAACTACGATTCAGCATTCTCTGCATCTGTATGGGCTAGTCACGATGCTGATTTAGTAACTGTTGCTATTGAAACTGCATCTCTTGCTGCGGCTGATGAAGTTGCTAACTTCGATAGTGAAGGTGTACGTGCATTCTCACTTGAAGGTGTTGATGAGTACTACGCTGCTTACACTCGCCTTGCTGGTGGAAACATCGTATTTGTTGCTCGTGATACTGCATTCGGTGATGTAACTGTGAAATATCAGAAACAACCATCAGACATCTCTAGAGGTGATTTTGAAGCTGATATCGATGGTGGCAACGCTGATTTAGGTATTCCAGAATTGAACGTAGAGTTACGCTCTGTGCCAATCGTTGCTAAGACTCGTAAGTTGAAAGCACAATGGACGCCGGAATTCGCTCAAGATTTGAACGCTTACCACTCAATTGATGCTGAAGCTGAATTGACTTCAATGTTGTCTGAGTACGTATCTCAAGAAATCGACCTCGAAATCTTAGATATGTTGATGACTAATGCATTGACTGAAGGTCACTGGTCTGCTAAAGTAGGTCACGAGTGGAATGGTTCAAATGCATTTGTTGCTGGTGGTACTGCTGCTCGTTACACTCAACAACAATGGTTCCAGACTCTTGGTACTGTTCTTCAGAGAGTATCTAACCAAATTCATGCTAAGACCATGAGAGGTGGAGCTAACTTTATGGTAGTTTCTCCTGACGTTGCAACTATCTTGGAATCAATCCCAGGATTTGCTGCTAATGGTACTGGTGCTGATATGCAATTCGCAATGGGTGTATCTCAAGTAGGTTCATTCGCGAATCGTTACCAAGTATACAAAAACCCATACATGACTGAAAACGTTATCCTAATGGGCTTCAAGGGTGGTCAATTCTTGGAAACTGGTGCTGTTTACGCTCCATACATTCCATTAATCATGACTCCGTTGGTATATGACCCAACTAACTTCCAACCAAGAAAAGGTGTAATGACACGTTACGCTAAGCAAATGGTAAGAGGTGAGTTCTACGGTAAAGTATACGTAGGTGATTTGAACACTATCGGATAATCATAACTTAAATATGATTTTATTAAGGGGGCCTTCGGGCCCCCTTTTTATTGTGGGGTATAATACTTATAGTAAAGATTGTTATATAATATAAAGGATATTAAGTATGCCAGATAACTTAGAGAAGCGAGTACCAAAGGGAAACATTAAGTTTTCACTCTCATTGTCAGAAGAACAAAAATCAGCAAAAAGTGAAATATTAAATAACCCATTTAATTTTATATTAGGAAAAGCAGGAAGTGGTAAAACACTAATGGCAGTTCAGATTGCATTGGATTTATTCTTTAAAAGGGAAGTCAATAAGATAGTCATTACACGACCTACTGTTTCGAATGAAGATAATGGGTTTCTTCCAGGTTCACTTGAGGAAAAGATGGAGCCTTGGTTAGTTCCAATTCGTTCTAATATGAGAAAGGTTTATAACAAACCTCAGATATTAGATAAAATGGAAAAGGATGAATCCGTTGAGTTGGTGTCTCTATCACATTTCCGTGGTAGAACGTTTGATAACGCAGTTGTTATTGTAGATGAGTTCCAAAATTTAACTAAACAACAACTTGGTATGGTGTTAGGTCGGTTAGGTAAAAACTCTCGGATGATATTATGTGGTGATGGTCAGCAAATTGATTTAAAATTTAATAACGATTCCGCTATACATGACGTACCGAAATTACGAGAATCTAAATATGTATATACAATAACACTTAAAGATAATCACAGACATGCGTCTTTAGATGAAGTTTTAAGATTATTATATTCAATTCAATAAGTTCCGTAAGGTTTCCCACTATTTATTAACTGAGGGAATTAAGATAATTATCGGAGATATATATGTCGTTTGACTACACAGGTTCATTTAGTGGGTCTTTTACTGGAGAAATTGCCGCAACTAATGGAGTAGTTTCTTCATCAAGGCAAGTAAATTACACACAAGTAAAGAATAAACCCACTACGATTTCTGCATTTCAGAAAAACTCGATAGTTGCTAATAACAATTTTAGAGAAGTAACATATCCAATAGATTCTGCCTCATTTGATAGTAGAATTAATGGATTAAGTACCGATATTAGTAATGTAGATGCACGAGTCGACGCATTATCGGTTGGTAGTGGTTCTGCTGATTGGGCAACTATTACTAATAAGCCAAATGGCTTGGTTAGTGCATCGTCACAAATCACGGATGTGGTAACCGACTCATACATTTCAGCATCTGCTGCTGCAAGTGGGTTTGGTACTGGTGGCGGCACATCTGATTTTACACAACTTACTAATGTTCCAAGTGGGTTAATTAGTAGTTCAACCCAAATCACATCAGCTGATTTAGACATGGGTGGTAATAAAGTCCTCTTTGGGAATGTTTATTCTCAATTATCTGACTTACCAAATGCTGCAAGTTACCATGGTATGTTTGCTCACGTTCATGCAACTGGTAAAGCATATTTCGCTCATGGTGGTAATTGGGTAGAGTTAGCCAACGCAAGTGGTAATATATCCTCATCTACACAAGTAGAAGCAATCATAGACGATACATACATTTCAGCATCTGCTGCCGCAAGTGGATTCGGAGCTGGTGGTGGTTCTGGTGATATCACAGCAGTTATTGCAGGTAATGGAATTGGTGGTGGAGCTAATACTGGTGATGCTAGTGTATTCTTAGACACTGCATCTGCACATTTTAGAATAGCAGTATCTCAATCAGCAGCCAGCTACGGATTCGGTTCCGGTGGTGGTGGTGGTTCATTTGGCGACCCACCTACATTCGACCAAGATGGTCTTCAAGTAAATGAGTTTATTGCGAGTGGTTCAACGATTGGTACATTGACTGTAACTGATGTTACTCCTGGTGATACTGCTACATTCGAAATACAATCATCATATACTGACGACTTCTTTAAGATTTCAAGTGGTGGTGTGGTTACTTCAAATACATTAGTAACTGCATCTATGAATACTACTGCTGGTAGTGGTTCTAATAATTCACATCCATTCTTAGTAAAAGTTACCGATGGCCAAAACAATGTTGTTGAAGAAACAATCTACATTTATGTAAGACCAAACTCAGCACCAGTATTTAGACAAACTTCAGTTGCTGGTACAATTATTACATCATTTACATCAAGTGCTGTAAATGAGAACTCGGCAGATGGTTCAACCATTGCTACTATTTACTTTACGGATGAGAATAGTGATACAATTACAATCACAACTGGGTCGGTAAGTCCGGCGGACCACTTTAACTACACAATCAATTCAACCAATGTAGTAATAACTCAAGATACTGCAAGTTTGGATTATGAAACACATACATCATACACTCTAAGTTTAACTGCGAGTGATGAACACTATCAAAGTGGTGATGATGATAATTCATCAACTACACTATCTATTCGTATTCCAGTTCAAGATAATGCAGGTGCAATTGTTAATGACCAAACCTTGGATGCTATTAACGAAAATTCATCAAATGGTGCTGTTGTAGATAGTGTCGAGGCATCGGATGCTGAGTTAGATACAATTACGTTTAGTAACTTTACACTTAAAAGTGCATATGTAAATGGTGTTGGTACAAACGTAACTTCATCTTTAGGTGGTACATCATTATATGACCCACACGCAAATCCATTCCAATTAAATGCATCAAACGGACAAATAACTCGTAAGTCTGGTGTGTTCTTAAACGCGGATGTCGCAAATAGATATGAATATGAAGTTACTGTTAATGATAACTTTAATTCAGATAACGATACTGGTAGTATAACAATTCCAATTGATGATGATACTGCTTCAAGTATTGGTACTGGTGGTGGTACTTACTATATTCAAGAGGGTGGTGAGACTGCTGATAATCTAACTACAAACTCAAATGGATACTCAAGTGGTGATGTAACATTTACTTCAGCAGTATCTCAGATGTGGGAAGTAAATAGTGTACCAAGTGGATATGTTAGATTTACTAATGGATATACTTACTATACTGGTTCAAGTGTAACTCTTGAAGTGGATACTGATATTAGTGGTAATTTATACTACGCAAATAGTGATACAGTTGCTATTCAGATTACAGCATCCGAAACTTCATTTGAAACCACAAAACAATATAGAGACCATACCCTAACAATTACTGATAATCAACCATACTCAATCGTATTTATTGATACATCTGCTAATCTAAACACAAATGGTGCTAGACCATCAAATATATTAAGTGTAATTTCATTCACGGAACCTCAATTTGGTATTGGTGATACTATTGACCATAGTGAATTCTCATTTACTGACCCAAGTGGTCAATTAACTGCATC